GCTCTCGAGAGGAGAACGGCAGCGCGGAGATGTGCACTTGGTTGACCTCGGCGATGTTAGCTCCAGAATTATCCAGCTCGGTCACTAGAGCCGCGGCTTCCTCTGCGGTCTCAGCCTCGGCCAGGTATGTGATCTTAAACTGAGACAGGATCGCGACTTCGTACACTGGCATCAGAACTCTCCTATGGCTTCAGTGAGCTGCCTGAGACGCTTGTCCACGAAGTATGAGAACATTCGGTTCCGCGCCGCCGGCTTAGCGTCGTCGAGGGCGGACAGGACGGCGTCGTAGACGTCGTCCGGGATCATGGTCAAGTCTATGAGCTGCTCGTTCCGGCGGTAGCCAGAGAGCATCTTCTCGTCGCAGAACGCGCTCGGCTCGAGCGTCGCCCACTCGTCGAGCCTCTTCCTCGGGATCGCGCGCTGGCGCTTGCCAGCCACGAACGTGTCGTCGTCTGACAGAAAGTTCGGGATGCCGTCGCCGCGGTCGCCGAGGATGATGTGCTCTCGGAGGAACCTCTCTGGGTTGTCGATCGCGATCATCTTCTTCTGCACCGGAGCGTACTGGTACACGTTGCCGTACCTCAGGAGCTGGCCGAAGTCCTTGTCGCCAGACACGACGAGGATCTTCTCGCCGGTGTTGAGGATCTGACCGCGGCTCGAGCACACTGCGCCGATGACGTCGTCGGCCTCCGCTCGGTCGGCCTGCACCACCTTGTACGGCATGTGCTCGCGAAGCTCGGTCTTGATCATCGCCATAGCTTCGAACAGTGCCGTCCAGTCGACGTCCGACTTCTCTCGGTCGCGACGGCGGTGCGCCTTGTAGTGAGGAAAGACCTCGCGGCGCCAGTACCGGCGATCGTCGCAGCATATGACGACCTCGCCGAACTCCTCGCCGAATCGCTTCTTGTACGACCGAATGCTGTTCAGCACCATGTGTCGGACCAGAGACTCGTCGATCGCGCTCGACCCACCCCCGACCTCGTGGTGGCGGTTGCCACTGTGGATCGAGACCATGAGGTTCGAGATGGTGACTTGGTTTAGATCCACTAGTATCATAAGCTCTCTCCTGGCTCTTGACTAATTATATCAAGAGTCGGTCGGAGTGTCAATCTTTTTGTCGATGCCTTCTATGACTCTTCTGAGCGCGTCTTGGAGCGGGTGGCTGATACCGGCGCCATGGTACGCAGACGCCCTGAGGCACTCCATGGACAGCGAGAACATTCGTAGCGTCTCGTCGCTGCGCACGTCGATGCCATCCTTCGAGAAGCTACTGAAGAAGTGCTCCATGATGGAGTCGACTAAGTAGTCGATAGCAGCTTGCTTCACGTCCTGGTCCGATGGCGGCTTACCGACGCGAACTACTCGGTCAGACGGAAACTTAAGTACGTTCCTATCGTCTTCGGTCACTTGACCACCCTGAGTAAGATAGTGTGCTGGTTGACTCTACCGTTCGGTGCGGATATCTTAGACTTAACGTCTAGGAACGTCTTGTCAGCAGCCTTCGGTCCACCAGTTACGACGTGCGGTAGGACGGCCTCGGGCTTTCGAAGCTTCTTCTGACCCGCGACCGAGTACCCACTGAGCGTCGACCCCTTGAGCTCGAACTCACCCTCGCTCCACTCGTACCTAGCGAGAGTCCTGGACTTGACGTTGTACGTCCATAGGACTCGAGCGCCGACGATCGAAGCTGGCTGAACGCTCACGAGCTTAGTCTCACTGTGGCTCTGCAGGTACTTGATCCGCTTCACGATGGAGTCGGCGGACTTAGCGCGCTTCTTACGAGGTGCTCGAGCCTTCTTAGCGTTGCCGTTCCAGACGGAGCAGTCGCTCACGACTCGAGACACGAACTCGAGGTACTCGGTCAGCTGCCGCTTCTTGAACAGCCGGTAAGCCTCCTTGAGCTGTTCGTCCCTGCCACGAGCCGCCTGCTCGAGCTCGTCTCGCAGGCGAGAGAAGTGAGCCGCGACTCTCTTAGCGACTGGTCCAGAGACCGACTTCGACTTGAGGAAGTCGTACATGGACCACTCAACGCGGCCGCGCTCGAAGCGGCAGAGCTCGTCGATGCGCTCGTCCACCTCAGCGATGATCGCATGCGCTGGGTCGGTCCTCGACGCCACGGGCTGGGCGACCGGCTTAGGCTCAGTCACTCTCTTAGCCGCGGCGACGATCTCACCGACTCTGTCGAGGAACCTCTCGCGAACGCCGCTCGGTAAGACTCCGCCTCGAGACATGACGCGGGCCAGAGCGCCGACCGTCCCCTGGAACCGCCAGTCAGGCAGGCGATCCAGCAGGAGTGCGTCTGCGCTGTGCTCCGGCTGCGCGGTCATCCAGTCGACCAAGAAGCCGCGACACTGCTTCTCGTCGACCATGTAGTTGTACCAGTTCAGAGCATGGCCGAGCTTAGCCTCCGTGGACACATCCTCGGGCTCCTCTCCCATGTACTTGACGTCGAGGCCGCGCGGCACGATCGATCGTACCGGCTTCTTCTTCACGCTCTTGAGTAGGTTCTTTCCCATGTTCCTATACTACCACGAGTAGAGAAAGTTGTCAACTGCTCAAGGCATTGAGGAGCCCGACCCACTGCTGAGCCCTGTACTCCCAGCTGTAGAAGTTGTCAAAGTACATCTTCTGGAACCGACGCTTGTTAGCGCTGCTCTCTCGGTTGTAGTTACGAATGACCGACTCGAGGACGTTATAGAACAGGTTAGCGTGAGCGTTGTAGTCCTCGTGGAACGGGTAGATCGTGCCGAAGTTAGCGCACGTCTCGGGCAGGGCTGCGTACGACGGGCACACGACCTCGCACCCAGCGGACATCGCCTCGATCACCGATATGCAAGACGTCTCCGGCCAGATGCACGGGTACGCGTAGACGTGGGCCTTGGTAAGCGCCTCGCGCACCACCGAGTTTGGCTGAAAGCCGTGGTACTCGATGTTTGGGTGGCGCCGGCAGCGCTCGAACAGCTTCGCGTAGTCCTCGTCTCGCTTACCCCAGCCGTAGATCTTAAACGACGAGTAGACGTCCAGGTGCAGGCTCGGGATCGACTCGACGAGCTTCTCGAACACTGGGACCAGGAGCTCGAGGCCTCGGTGCGGAGTCGTGTGGTATATGAGACGAATGACTCCGCTCGGCTTCTCGTGCTCTGGGATCGGTACGATAGCGTTCTGCATCACGACGCCGTCGGCGTGCGGGACTCCGCGGCCGATGTTGTACGTGGCCTGCTGATAGTGAGAGACGAACACGAGCTTAGAGAACCTGCGGCGAGACTCCTCCTTCTCGAGGTGCTCAGACTCGGGATCGTCCCACGTGTCGTGCAGCCACAGGACGTTCTTCTTGGACGGGTCCAAGTCTCTGACTCGAGAGCAGATGATGTTGAACTTATCGAGGAGCTGCGGCGGGACTCTAGACCGAAGGCCGGCCATCATCTGCTCCGTGCCTCCCTGAGACCCTATGTGAGCGAATGTGCCGTCTCTAGCGGGTCCCATAGATGTCGCCGCGGCGTCGAGCGCGTCTCGGCTCAGCCCACCTATGACATTGATCTTAGTCACTTAGACCTCGGCGATTCTGACACACTAATGATCGAGTCGATCCTGAAGGACCTCCACCCGCTCGCGGAGACGTCCCAGACGGCCAGGACTTCTGGATTGTCTCTGGTAGTCACCGCCTCAACGTCTCGCTGTGGCGGCAGGTACTGCTCTAGGAGCGTGCAGTCCATGACTCGAGTGTCGCCGTTCTTCTTCTTAAACGTGACCTCGATGACTCGAGACTTCGCTAAGGTCTGCACGTCTTCTTTAGTCCACATAGAACTCATCCGTCTTATCGAGCGACGAGTCTTCCTCGCGGTCGACGACCACGTTCAGTGAGTCGAACTGGAACTGAAGGGCCTTCATGAAGACTGCGATCTCGTCGGCCACGTCTTGGTGTCGGCACATCTCGGGTAGGCTGAACTGATGCCTGATGATCACTTCGCGATTGCTAGAGTTCATCATCCTGCAGGATAGCGTAAACTTGAAGTCACTGTCGTGATTGACAAGTGCGCTCTCGTCACTGTGGATCATACTAAGGCCTCCCTCTCGTTGTATTTAACCACGCCTAGACCTAGACCCAAGGCTGGCCGGATCCTCGCTCTTGCTCGCGAGCTGGTACCCACCCTTGTTGTACAGAGGCATGGCTCGCGAAGCTTTCTCGAGGATCGCGCCGACTGTGGCGGCGGCCTCGCCGGAGTCGCGGCGCCACTCGTGATCCGTGAGGATCGAGCGCTTCGACGCGACTCCGGCTGGGATAGTGTTGGACAAAGCTGGAAGAGACGAGACTGCGTGAGACGGCTCAGACCGCATGACGCTTGGCTTAGTCTCCGACCGCCCGCGGACTCCGACCGACTTAAGAAACTTAGCGTGCTCGGCCTCGGCTCGAAGCTGAGACGCAGTCTTAGGCTTAGTCGAGCGCCGACTCGATCCAAACCTATTGAAGTACACCGGCATTAAGTGCATGGTCATGGTCAGTATCCAGCAGTATCACTGATATTAGCATTGTAACACATGAGACTGCAGATGTCAATAGCTAGTTTTCAAAGACTCCACGCTGTAGAGTCATCTTATCCTTGACTCTAGCCGCTAGCGACTTCTTTATGATTCCTAGCGCTCTGTCTGGATCGCAGCTGCCGCACATGAACACGTCTACAGCAGCGTACTCGTGCTCGGGCCACGTGTGGACGCTAGCGTGACTCTCGGCCAGGACGACGACGCCGGTTACTCCACCCTCGTCTCCGAACTTATGAAAGTGGGAGTGGAGTATCGTAGCGCCGGCGGCCTCGCACGCGGCTCGAAAGATAGTCTCAAGAAGAGACTCGTCTCTCAGTATGTCTCGGTCGCATCTCCAGAGCTCGGCTATCGTATGACGGCCGAGTCTGGTGACTGACTTCTCAAGCAACTCTCGCGCCCTTCTCGAGCGTGTTGTGCCAAGTGAAGCTCTCGAACGTCGTGCCCGCGTCGGTCAGGATAGGCGCGCGAGCGGACCGAGTGAGGAACTGGACCTTGACCTGAGTCGGAGAGAAGAACTCATCGACCACCTTCAGAGCCGGCTCAGACGCGAACGGCTTGCACGAGAAGACGTCGAGGTACGCGTCGCCGCTGACGTCCACGAAGTGACCGGTGATCGACGACGTCTCGATGAGCTGCATGAGCGAGTAGCCAGCCGCGTCTGGATTGTGCGTGGCAAAGTGCTCGATGACTGGGTCGCCGTACGCTCGCATGTCGATCCTATGCACGAGCTCCTTCACGAACGCCGCGATGTTGTCCCGGCTCTTGATCTTCTCGACGTCGCACGACATGCAGTCCATGATGATGTGATAGCCCCAGTAAGTAAACCCGCTCATCTCTCGCTTCTCCTAGAGTTTATGAAAGCTATTCCCGTCCTCGACGTCGAAAGTCCAGTCGCACCAGCCCTCGAGGAAGGCGTCGTACGAGTCTACCAAGTCAGTCCACGGCTCGCGGACCCATGAGTCCAGAGATTCTATCCCACACCGCTCGACGTTCATGGTAACGATGTCATAGTCAGACCTACCGAACGTGACCACAGGCTTGTCGTGAAGGATGGCTTCTAGACCAACGCCGGAGTTCACGCAGGCGACCAGCTTAGAGTTACGTATCAGAGAGTGGACCGAGACGTCCTCTACCCAAGTCGCGTGGTCGTATTTATTCACGATCTCGCGGAGCTGGGACTGGCTCTGAGGATTGACCGGGTGACCCTTCGCGACCAGCTTCGCGCCGACGCGCTTGGTCGACTCAAGCACCTCCGTGAGCGCGCGCTCGACCGACCACTGGCTGTGGTACTTTATCGTCTGGTCGTGAGGCAGCTGACACGGGAAGAACACGTAGCCTGAGTCAGGATACTCGATCGCGGTCGGTTGCCCAAACTTACTCAAGTTCATCTCGGCTCTGGCTCGGAGCTTGCGAGCACCTGCTCGAGTGCCCTTCCTTCGGCCAGCGTCGGGCAGGTGCGTGCACGGGTAGGTCGACACACCACCAGCCCAGCCCTCGTCGTCTACGTAGAACCGGTTCGGTATGACGGACTGCATGTAGTAGCTGACTCTAGCCCACTTAGACACGCTTGGGCCAGATACTCTAAACGTGGCTCGCTCTCGGTGCGGTACGTAGAGCCTGTCCCACGACGAGGTGTCGCAGTAGTCTTCCGGCTTGAACTGCCAGAGCGGCTTCTCGACCAGAGTGACTTTGTCGGCTCGCCTGTGATGCTCCTCCGTGACTCGCCATATGAACTCTAGCCAGTGACTCCTTATCTCAGGTATCGGCCCACGCTCGCTCGGGACGGGACCCTCCTTGAACGTCACGTCGAGGCGCGGGACTAGTATCAGGACGCGCACTGCAGCCTCTCTTCCAGCTCTCGCCGACGCGCTACGTACATGGGAGATGTGTACTTTCGGTCTCCCTTTCCGGTCCACATGTACGAGTCTTGCTTAAACTCCCAGTCCATGTCCGTCTCAGTGAACGCGTGGATCTGACTCGAGTCGAGGAACTGAGACGCTCGGTGGAGGGCGACTTGGTCTACGAACCACTTCCTCGGGAGGGTCTGCATCATGTACGTCGCGCGAGCGATGAAGTCTCTACCGATCTCAGAGCTCTCGACGTACACTATGCCGGCGGCGACTCGAGTCCCCTCGGACTCCCACCCGACGGTGCCCGGTAGCGACTCTCGCAGGAAGAGGCCCACTGGCTCGCTCGGCTTAGGGAGGTGCTTATTGAAGAAGCAGTCGATGTCAGTGATGAGGAGGTTGGGACAGTCGTTCTCTAGAGAGAGCATCATGCTGGCTGCTAGATTGAACCGCGCGGTCGAGTACGCGGTCCTGTCCGACTCGAGAGTCCTCTCTATGACCCACAGATTCCCGAGGTTCTTGCTGCTTAAGTTCACCATCTTGTTAGCGGCTGCTCGAGTCTCGTGATCGCAGTCGACGATCGCTAGGATGAAGTTGGTCTCAGTCTCGACGCACGACTGCACGTATGCGGCCGCATGCTCTCTGAAGTACACTGGGTCGCACGCGGCGAAGGCTGCATAGTCAGTCATCACTGTCTCCTAGTGACATCGTAACCGTTGTTGGCCCTATAGTCAACCTGACTCTTCTTACTGTACTTGACCATCTTACTCGGGACGTATGCGGACGGTGAGAACCCGTCTCTGACGGCTGCCTCATACATTTGGTCGAACAGCTCGACGACGTCGGCGCGGCGGTGCGCTCTGACCTCACCGTCGTACCAGTGCCTCGTGCCGGACGCTTCCAGGCGAGGGAGCGCGTACTTGAGGTGCGGCTGAGTCGACATGTCGGTGTAGTGCAGTATCTTAACGTCTGACAGAGAGTCGTTCTCTCCGTCAAAGTTGTTCCACTGCCGGTCGAACACCTGCACGAGCTCGGGGTTGTTAGCGAAGTAGCTGAACGTCCTGCTGTGCGAGCCTGGGATCTTCTTCAGCCTCTCGACTGGGAGTATGTGGTCGAACGCGCGGCGGCAGTCCCACTTCGCGACGCAGAACCTCCAGCCTCCCTTGGCTTGGACCACGGCCTTTGGCTGATCGCCTATGTTCCACTTGTTGCGCCAGAGCTCGGCTAAGTCGGACACGATGATCATGTCGCTGTCCATGTAGATGGCCTCGCCCGAGTGATTGCAGTACTCGGGTATGGCCCACCTGAACCCAGAGAACGGAGTCGACCACTCGCTCGTGTTCCACCCGCTCCAGAAGCTCTTAGGATCATCGGAGAGGCGCATCCAGACGATGTCGATGGGAAGCGAAGAGTTCCTCCGCGCCGTGTACTCGAGGACCATCTGCGACTCAGCGTCCTCGCCGTTGGGCGCGCATCCGACGAACAGTCTGATCCTATCGCTCACTGTCGTACCTCTTGAACAGCATTCCGGTCGCAGCCATGAAGCCCTTCGTCATCGTGGAGGCAGACCTGAGCTCAGCCGTCGCCGCAGCGTCGAACCTAAACCCATGCGCGGCGAACACTCCTTGCCAGTACTCAAGGGACCTGCAGTTGACGTGGTGGTGGCCTGGGTACCCGGGCGGCGCCGCGGTGCAGGCTACTATCGCGCACTTCGCGAAGAGCTGCATGTAGTTCGGTACGTACCGCTCCTCGACGTGCTCGAGGAACTCCACCGACCAGGCTAGGTCGAAGCCGCCGTCCACCACTCTCTCGACCGGACCCAGGGTGAAGTCGTGCATGCGGATCCCAGACGTCGAGTGACAGACCGCGGGGTCGCCGTCGACTCCGGTCCAGTCGACTCCCATCGACTCAGCGACCTCTCGCATCCCGCCCGGGCCGCACCCGACGTCCACCATCGTCCCTATGCCGTACCGAGAGCAGAGCCACTCGAGCGCGCCTCGGTCGACGTGAGTCTTACTTAGGTGCCCGCCCAGGTGAGGAGGCGTACTTACTCGCGGAGCGGATGCGGTCTGGGATCCTTCTCCACTTCCCAATCGTGTCGTTAACGTATCGCTCATCATCTAGGACCCTTCTGTCAAACTGCTCTACGATCTCTGACCAGTTGGTCATTCCTCTAGTCACGTGCAAGCTTAGTATCTCACGCTTGAAAGCTGCAGCGCCGTACTTCTCGACGTCTGCCTTGAGGCGCTCGGACGAGCTGTAGTAGCTCATCCAGTCGCTCTCAGTCCGCTTTCTCCTACGCTTACCCCTCTGCTTCCTAACGCTGTCGAAGTACTTCCGACCCACGTACATCTGACCGGTGACCGTGTTGGTTATCAGGTACACGAACCCAGCGAAGCCCCTAGCGTCGCTCGAGTCGAACACCTCGCCGGCGAAGGTCCATGGGTTGTCGTAGCTCACTCGTCCTCAGCGTCGTCATCCTTATCCTCTTCTATATATTCCTCGTTGTCGTCGATGACCTCGCCGCAGAAGAAGCAGTGCGTCTGCCTACCGGGTCTGTCCATGACGTCTCCCTGGTGGTAAGACACCTCGTACGAGCTGTCGCACGACTCGCACGAGACGGACCTGAGTAACTTCTTACTCACGGTCACCTCGCTGCCACTAGGTCGACCACCTCGCAGGCTCCAGCTGAGCACGCTAGGTCGTGAGATCCGGCCGTCGCGTCAGTCTTCTCGTACAGGGACAGGACGGACCAGTCGATGGTCTTAGGCATCTTCGCGAGCAGGCTCTCGTACTCCTCGCGAGTGCAGTCCTGGTACGGTGCCTGCTTATACACGTGGTCGCTGAACGGAAGGAACGAGACTCCAGACATGCGGTCGAAGTTCTTAAACACCCAGGCGCCGACCTCGAGCCACTCGTTCTCCTTGACCGTCACGGTGATGGACGGCTTGTGCTCGCACCAGTTGTCTTGGTACAACTTCCAGATCTCCAGCTGCTCGACCGCCGACATGCTCTCTCGAAACACCGCGCCCTCCGGAGCCTTCACTGGGAACGAGAAGACCCACACGGAGTCAGGCTTCATGACGTCGTCCTCGACCGGGAAGCTGCCGTCGACCATCATCTTGGCCAGCGGGTCCTTCTTATCCGCCCGGACGGTGCGAATGTAGTACGGGCTGTGCCGCGCGTGGATGCCCGACGCGCTGTCGACCAGCTGAGACACCGTGCCCGACGGCTTAACGCAGGTGACCGCAGCCGACCTGGCGATGCCGAGCCGCTCCGCCCACTCAGCGTTAGTCTCTACGGCATGGTCGCGAAGCTTGCGTAAGATCGCCGCCGACTTATCCATTCCGATCTTACCGTTAGTCATCACGTTGTCCATGATGCCGGTCATAGAGACGCCTAGGAGACGCTCCTCGTTGCAGTTCTCGGCCCACTTCTTCGACAGGTACTTGAAGTCGGTCAGAGTCGACTGCATGGTGCCGAGGATAGACGCTAGGCGGACCTTGCGCATCAGTGCAGCCTCGTCGTCCACGCCCCTGACCACGACTTCGGTCAAGTTGCAGAACTCTCGGTTGCGAAGTATGATCTCGCTGCAGGGGTTGGTACCGAAGTCATAGTTGGGGTCTCGGCGACCGGTAGACGCGGCTTGGTGCTTAGACGCGTACCGAGAGAAGACTCCGCGCTCGCCGGACTTGGAGAGGTACAGAGACTTCCACTCGTCCATGAACGTGCCGACGTCGATCGTCTTGTCTTTGGCAACGTAGCTGTTGTTCGCTAGAGCGCGCTGCGGGTCGGTCACCCACCACTGACCACTCTTAGCCTCTCTCATGCGACTGTCGTCGATGTCTGACAGTGAGATGAGCGCGCTCCGACGGACTCCACCGACTACAACGACCTCAGCGATCTTACAGACGATGTCGTGGCACTCGAGCGTGGTGAGCTTTCGTCCCACGGCGTTCTTAAAGGTCCTGACCACGAAGTTGAACACGTCGACCAGCGGCTCGGGCCCGGACGCGCGCCCACCGAAGACCTTGAGCGGTGCTCCCGCTGGGCGGACCTTGCTCACGTCCCACTTCGGTACCTGCCCGACGTACAGGAGCTGGATGAGCTCCTTGAGCGCCTTGGACCAGCCGAGCTTGCTGTCCGCGACGACGATCGTGGTGTCGGTGTCGTAGAACGCGTCGGCTGCGACGGTCGGAAGCTGGCCGACGTACTTCGACTCGACGGAGAAGCCGACGCCAGTCCCGCACATCAGGATGTACATGATCTCGTCGAACGCTCGCGGGTTGTCGATCGCGACGTAGGAGCAGTTGTAGCCAGCGATGTGGTCTCGCTCGAGCGCTGGGCCTGCGGTCATCATGCATCGCATCGACGGCATGACTTCCAGACCGAGGACGGCCTGCTCGAGCTCGACTCGCGTCTCGTCGCTCAGCCTCTTCTTACCTAGGTGCTTCTGAAAGAAGTCAAAGTACCTACCGACCGTCTCGGACCAAGACTCTCGACGGTTCTGCTCAGGTATCCACCTAGAGTATCTCGAGAGGTGGATGAACTGCTGCATCATCGTCGGTAGGTTGTTTGACATCTATGAATTCTCCTTGGCTATAAAATCGACGATCTGCGGAAACACGGGGGAGATGGCGTCAGCGCACTCTCGTGCGACGACCCTGTGCTCGAGCTGCGTGCCGTTCCCGGACCGCAGCTGTATGTAGTGCATCCAGCTCCGAAGTGTGCCGCTCATATATATCCTAGACTCCATCATGCCCTCCGGGAGGACTGACCTAGCGACCTCTCGAGCGATGCCTCGGTCCGTAGCCCACTTGTACGCACGGAGGGAGGCTGCGACGACTCGCTCCTGCTCGTCGGTCCACTCCCTCGCTAGGACGGCGTCGCTGCTCTCCACGCTGTTCTGTCGGTTCTTCCTGTCCTGCAGCCTCACGCCGCGAGTCGAGAGGGCTAGAGACTTCGTCGGGTCGGCGTACCTCTGAGAGAACTCTTGGAACGAGAACGACCTGTGCCTGAGTATCTGTCTGACTATGTCTCGAGTAGACACGATCTCTAGGACGCACGTCACCATCTCGAACGGAGACCAGTGTCTGTTCTCTATGAGGTACTTTATCAGACCGTCCGCTGGCTTACCGCTCTCCTGGTTGCTCGGGTTCGACACTCGAGCGAAGTACGCGACCTGCTCCGTCAGGCTGATGCTTCCGGATCCCATCGCCGATTGCGACATTAGTCTAGCGCTCATGTCTTCTTCCAGTCCCTCACTGCTAGCTTAAGCTCCAAGCCGCTCCTCGCGTTCGAGTCGATGACCGCCATCACCTCCGACGGTCCCATCCCATCCATCACGGCCTCGTTTATGTCCTTGTACGTCCACCAGTTCGGCCAGATCACGCACGTCTTACCGGCCTGAGTCATCCTCTCGACCATCCTGACGACCTCTGTGTTCCTCGGCTGGTTGTCGAACACGAGGACGGTCTTATCCATCGGAAACATGTCGGCGGCCCTGTGAAAGTCTGTGCCTCCTGCGGCCACCGCGTTGTCGACCAGCATGCTGTCGAACTGACCCTCCACAACGTAGACGCGGCGGCTCGAGTCGACTCTGTCTAGACCATATACCATCGGATCGTCTGACAGACGAACGGCGACGTACCTTAGGCTAGACGTGCCGAGGTCTCGACCGTTGACGCCGGTCAAGTCGCCGCGAGCGTTCCTGTACGGTATGACGATCCTAGCGTCTGGTCGAAGCCTGCCCTTGTACGCTGGGTTGAGCTTCTCGAACACTCGCATGTCCTCGCAGTAGTACAAGTCGCTCCACCTGTCCCTAGGTATCCTCCTCTTGGAGAGGTACTCGACGGCGCGGTGCGTCTTGGGCAAGCCGGACACCTGGGCTAAGCCTAGGTCGGTGAGCTTGTCCCTCGCAGGCTCGATCGGAGGCCTGGCCGGCCTGGCCGGAGAGACGTCGACGTACTGAGTGTTCGCGCCCGACCGTTCTCGAAACTTCTCGAGCCTGTACTCTCGGTGCATGATCGAGTCGACGGTCTCGACCAAGCGGTCCATCGACGCGGTGGTCGAGCAGTTGTGGCACTTGAACGAGAGCTTACCTGACCGCTCGTACAAGTAGCCGCGCGCCTTCAGGCGGTTCTTCTTGCTGTCTCCGCAGAAGGGGCACCGAAAGTTGTAGAGGTTGCGATCCACCTGCTTGAACCTCTCGAGCTTCGTCGAGAGCAGGGACGCGTACTTCTGATCTACGAGGATCGTCATCGCGAGAGAGTCGCCTCACTGAAAGAGCGTTCGGAACTCCGGAATCTTAGACAGGAGGAACCCAGACGCGATTGCCATACCAATCAAATAATAACGCCACTTCTCGAGGTTGTCAATGTTTTTCTTCATCTCGCTAGCGACTGAGTCAAACTTAGCCTCTATCGACTTGACGGCGTCTATCGTCTCCCGCCTGCGAGTCTCGATGAGCTCGAATATAGCTTTAGTGACCTCCTCCTGCTGAGAGAGTCTGTTGTCGTGCACCGCTAGGATTCGGTTGATTCCGGAGGACACCTCGGTCAACTTCTCGATCATCACGTCGAGTCTGTCTATCAGAGCGCTGAGCTGCTCGAAGTCTTTCTTCAGCAGCTCTACGTCTGTCTTAAGTCGAGAGTCTTCGGCCATGTCACCAGATCTTCCAGAAAGGCTTGTCCTCGGGCGCGGGCTGCTTAGGAGGCTCCTGCGGAGTGTCGTAGTACTTCTTGTACGCAGCGAGGACCGCGTTCTGCTGCACGACGAACCGCCGCATCTCAGCGACGTTTATCGAGAGGTTCTGGTAACCCTGCGGCGTCAGCGCGAACACGACGAACTGAGTGCCGGACTCCTCGGCCTCTCGGACCTTAGCCTCGAAGTTGTCCTTGGTGAGAACGACCCACTCTATGTTGACTTGGTCGACGGGTTGCAGCTCTGGGACGATCAGCCTCTGCCGCTCGACCATGACTGGCTTCTCGACCACGCGCGCTGCTCCGCCGCAGCTCACTAGAGCTAGGGACAGAGCGGCCGCGCCGACTACTTGGACGACTGCTTTATGAGCTCTGGGCATATAGCGTTCCTCTCCTTGCCGCTGCGCTCGTCCTCGGTGAGCGGGCTGCCCGTCGCTATCTCGTTGCACCGCAGCGCCTGGTGCGTTCCTCTGTTGATCTTATCCTGCAGCTTCTGTGGGTCGCGCAGGGCGTCGGCGCTGATGTTGCGCGGCTTGCCGCCCGGGCCCTCTCTGAACTTCTTCTCTAAGTCGCTAACGTCTCGGCGAGCGACGCTCATCTCGATGCTCAAGTTCTGATTGATCTCGCGCATCTTCTCGATGTCGCGGTTGGTCTGATCCATCACCGCCTTCTGAGACGACACGACGCCCTCTAGCTTCGCTTGGTTCTCCTGAGCGACCTGTAGGCTCATCCTGAGGGACTGAACGTAGATGACTCCCCCCGAGAGAACGGACACGAGCGCCAGCGCGATGGCTAGCTTCAGTCCGACGCCTCCCGCGAGGAAACCCACGTCAGCCGCCGTGCTTGAAGTACTGAATGCGCCGCTCCTGGCGCGCCGCCCACTCGGCCGACGGCTTTCCCTCGCCCTTGTAGTACGCGAGTGGCTTACCGGTCTTCTTAGAGACTAGAGCCCACTTTCCATCGACCTTGGCCAGCCTCTCGGACAAGTGGAGGTACTCCTCTCCGCCGTCACCGTCGCCGCCGTTACCCTTGGACGAGCTCGACTTACCGACTGGCGCGGCCTTTCCCAAGGCCTTGTAGTAGACCATCGGGACTGGTTTGCCAGTCCTCTGGTCGATGATCCTAGGGACCCTCGCTTCGTCGACCAGGACGCGCTTAGGCTGCTTGATCACCGACGATCCCTGCTTAGGGAGGTCGACTGGTCGCTTTCTTCTCAGAGTCGCCATCGGAGGAACGCCAGGCTCTCCCTTGGGTCCGACTCCGACGCCGTGGATCGCACCGCCGCCGACTGCGTTGGCCGGAGCGTCCTCCTTCTTGAACAGCTTCTTATACTCCTCGCGGTCGCGAAGAAACTTCGCGAGCTTCATCCTCGGGTCGCTCTTCGACGACGACCTCTTCGCGCCGAGCTTCCTTAGCTTCACGGACGCCTCCGTTAAGTTACTAGTGTCAGGCAAGTCGACTCCGCGAAGGCCGCTGATCTCTGAGTGCAGCTCTCGCTCTAGGACGTACTCGTCCAGGAGTTCCTCGTCCTGCTCGCGCAGAAGGAGGAGCGCCGCGGCGTAAGTCGCGATCCGACTCTTTCCACCGGGAACCTTCTCGATGAGCTTCTTGAGGTTGAACACTAGGCGATCGAAGTAGCGGTAGGAGTCCAGCTCGACCTGCGTCTTTGGGTCGCGAATCTTGTGACCGTCTGCGTCGATGATTCCGAGAGCAAACGCTTGAGTGTCTCGAAACGGCGTCACTAGCCGCTTGAGGAACTGGTAGGTCAGGAATGCGTCTACTGCTACTCCAGCCATCAGATCGTCCTTAGTGCCTCTACCACGCCCTTGTCCATAGACACGCACGAGTCTACTACGACTAGGTTACCGACCTCGACGCGAGAGGGCCAGTAGTGAAGGAGAACGAGGAACGGCTTCAGGTAGTGCAGGTATCGGCTCAGCCTGAAGCACAGCATCTTAGTCATAGCCTCGTGCTCGAACACATTGTAGAGGACTCGGATGTGATTCAGTATCAGTCTGTGCTTAAGCTCGCCGGTCTTATCGTACCTACCGAAGAGTCGACTGATGCTCTTTATCCTACCCACGTCCTCGTGGAACTCTGCCTCGCTCACGCACCTCGGGTTGTCATAGTGCCTCGCCGCATAGATCATAAAGTTACTCTCAGTCAACTCACGCATGGTATCCTACTTCTTATTCTTTTCT